TTAATCCCCCGTGGACACTGCGTGGACACTTACGCCACCTTTCAGCGGATTAAGGGCCACCGCATCCTGCAGGTAATCCGGTGCAAAATGCGCATATGCCATTGTTTGCTGAATGGTTGCGTGACCAAGAATCTTCTGAAGCGCAATAATGTTTCCTCCGTTCATCACAAAATGGCTGGCGAACGTATGCCGCAGCACATGTGCAGCCTGGCCTTTTGGTAAATCGGGCTTAACTCTTTTCAGCGCCAGGCAGAATTCCCGGTACTTCACCTCAAACAAGCCGCCTGTTTCTCTGGTTTTGATCGCCTCACAAACTGCCTGCGAAATTGGCACTGTTCTCTTCCGGCCATTTTTGGTTTCAAGAAACGTTACACGGTTATGAACTATCTGTTCACCACGAAGCTTACAAGCTTCACTCCAGCGCGCCCCTGTGCTTAAACACAAAAGCGCAACACGCCAATAGTCGCCCTCCAGTGTATCGAGCAATAGCGCCACTTCCTTCTGTGACAGGAACGCCATTTCTCGTGGAGATACATAAAGAATAGAAATTCCCCTTACTGGATGTTCTGCATCCCAAAGACCTATTTTTTTCAGCACGGTAAACATTCCGGATAACCGATTCATGTACCTGTTAGCAGATGACGGTTTCAATCCTTCAGCTATCTTTTGAGAACGCCACGCGATAATTTTCAGCTTATCAAGATCCACAGCCTGCATATCAGCGCCAAGCTCATTGATTATGTTGCGCAGTTGTTTTCGGTCTTCTTCCGCCTTACGCCTGTGCTGGCCGTGATACATCCACCACAACTCAAGCAAATCATTTAGCGTTCGACGATCACGGTAGCCCTGTATATATTCCCGCTTTTCAGCGTTCGCCATGATGTAGCGTTCAGTGGCCACCGCTACCGATTTTTTGTCAAATACCTTACGCACGCGCTTTCCCTTGCGTCCGTTCGGCCTGATGTCCAGCAAATAACGACCATCTTCGAGCTTCTTAATCGACATTACGAAGCCCTCCAATGAACCGCTCTACAATTTCTCCGTAAGCGCCCCATCAGCGACGTCTTGTGAAAATTGTCCTGTCTGGCAACAATCGCGCCCATCTATATTGATGGACACGAACGATGAATTCCCAGACAACAAAAGATATTCCCTGCTTCCGTTCTTATTTGCCTGATGCCCTGCGTTTAAGATTTGAAGATAAACTGACCATCCGGGCCATCGCTCAGCGTCTGGGTCTCAGTCATTCCACAATACATACGCTTTTTCAGCGATTTCTTGCATCCGGTATCGCATGGCCATTGCCCGATTCAGTTTCATTCGCTCAACTTGACGCCATCCTTTATGCCAACAGAAAGAAGGAATTAACAGAGCCTCAAATCAGAGAAGGCTCATGGCGAAAAGAACGGCGAACCAGCTATAGCCGTGAATTTAAGGTCCGTCTGGCTAAGCAGGCGTTACAGCCTGGGGCTGTTGTTGCCCGGATCGCCAGAGAACACGATATCAATGATAACCTGCTGTTTAAATGGAAAAGCCAGTACGAGGACGGCTTACTGAGCGATGATGACATACAGGAATGCATGCCTGTCCCGGTGGCACTGACTGATACGCCGGAGCCGACCAGACCAGTTACAAATCCCTTCTGGCGTAACAAGCATGATGAGCGCCCTGAGGGGGCTCCCGGAAACGTCCCACGGTGCGAGCTGCATCTTAAATCAGGTGTGGTAAAACTGTTTGACCCTCTCACTCCGGAACTGTTACGGGCGCTAATCCGCGAAATGAAAGGGGGTATCCGATGATAACGCTGCCGACCGGTACCAGAATCTGGATCATCGCTGGCATCACAGATATGCGTTGTGGCTTCAATGGCCTGGCTTCGAAGGTGCAGAACACGCTGAAAGATGACCCGTTCTCCGGGCATATCTTCGTCTTCCGGGCCGCAGTGGCAAAATGGTGAAAATACTGTGGGCCGATCGTGACGGGTTATGCCTGTTCGCCAAACGCCTGGAACGGGGCCGCTTCGTCTGGCCGGTGACCCGGGAAGGGAAAGTGCACCTGACGCCAGCTCAGTTATCCATGCTACTGGAGGGGATCGCGTGGCAACATCCCAAACGGACAGAACGGCCTGGCATCCGGATATAACCCGTGATAAAACAAGGGAATGAACAATGAACTCCCGATGATATTGAGCTGCTTAAAGCCATGTTGCGTAAGCAACAGAGTCGGCTTCGACAGTATGCCTGTCAGGTCGCGGGCTATGAGCAGGAAATTGAACGGCTGAAAGCGCAACTCGACAGGTTGCGTCGTATGTTGTTCGGCCAGAGTTCAGAGAAAAAGCGTCATAAGCTTGAAAATCAGATCCGACAGGCAGAAAAACGACTGTCGGAACTGGAAAACCGGCTGAACACAGCCAGAAATCTTCTGGAAGATGCATCGTCAGTCACAGATTCACCTGACACCAGTCCCCGTCAGAAAACCCGATCGCCAGTAAGCCTGAATCCCCGGGAGACACATCGCCTTCTGCCTGCTGAAACCAGTTGCCCGGCCTGTGGAGGTGTTCTGAAAGAAATGGGGGAAACAATCTCAGAGCAACTGGATATCATTAATACCGCCTTTAAAGTTATCGAAACCATACGTCCCAAACTGGCCTGTAGCCGGTGTGATGTCATCGTTCAGGCACCACTTCCCCCTAAACCGATCGAACGCGGTTATGCCAGTGCAGGGTTACTTGCACGGATCCTGGTCAGCAAATATATGGAACATATCCCTTTATATCGCCAGTCAGAAATATACGCGCGACAGGGCGTGGAGCTGAGCCGTAATACCATGGTGCGCTGGGTATCAGAAATGGCAGACAAACTCCGTCCTCTGTATATAGCGCTGAATGACTATGTTCTGGAGGCAGGAAAGGTGCACGCAGATGACACTCCGGTGAAAGTACTGGCCCCGGGGAACGGAAAGACGAAAACGGGTCGTCTGTGGGTATACGTCAGGGATGATCGTAATGCGGGTTCATCCCTGCCGGCAGCCGTCTGGTTCGCGTATTCGGCAGATCGCAAAGGAGAACATCCGCAGCTCCACCTGGCAAAGTATCAGGGCGTACTGCAGGCTGATGCCTATGCAGGTTATAACGTACTGTACGAAACGGGCCGGGTGAAGGAAGCCGGGTGCCTGGCCCACGCCCGCCGAAAAATCCATGACGAGGATGTGCGCCGTCCGACAGAAATGACTCAGGAAGCGCTCAGACGGATAGCAGAGTTATACGACATAGAAGCGGAGATACGTGGCAGTCCGGCAGAGGAACGGCTTGCAGTCAGAAAAGCCAGAAGCGTCCAGTTGATGCAGTCGTTGTACGACTGGATACAGTTGCAGAGGAAAACGCTGTCGAAATATGCGGAGATGGCGAAGGCGTTCGACTATATCCTGAATCACTGGAATGCGCTGAACGAGTTCTGTCGTGACGGCTGGGTGGAAATAGACAACAACATCGGTGAAAACGCGTTACGATCGGTGGCGGTTGGAAGAAAAAATTATCTCTTTTTCGGCTCAGACAAGGGAGGAGAAAGTGCGGCGATCATCTACAGTCTGCTGGTCACCTGCAAACAGAACGAAGTGGAGCCGGAGGACTGGTTGCGCGAAGTGATCGAGAAGCTCAATGACTGGCCGTCGAACCAAGTGCATGAACTGCTGCCCTGGAACTTCTCGTCTGTAAAATAATCCTTACGCTACGTACTTCTCGGGGCGCTTACATTTCTCCAGCCTCTTTCCAGCAATAATCAGACCAGACAAAAAGCAGGTCTAACCAGTTTTCTGGCCTCCGCGGGATAATTTTTGGATTGTTTCGGTTGAAACGCGATCTCCCTCCGAATTGCAGGAACCATCAAGAGAGAGAGCCGGAGAAATTTGCCCGACCTCCGGCATCGTTTCATCTGTTGATAACCAATAAGCATACTTCTTAAATTTAGGGTGTTTCGTAACCTTAAGTAAGGCACCCTCTGTTACTTGCTTCCCCCTCACCTCATAGTTAGTTACCGTCCCATAAGGCAGCCCAACACAATCCGCAAACTCCTGGCGGGTCATACCTTCTGCTTCACGAATCAGGCGAAATTTTTCACCCATGCTTGACAAAGATGCCATATCGGGCATGTCCTCCATCGCAACATGCCACATCGGGCACAAACATAAAAACACTCAAATAAGCCGATATAAGCCATTTTGAGCCATTCGAACGAATTAGGGAGATTACCACAATGAGCGAATCAGAGTTTGGGGGGGCATTCAGGTAGCACCATATCCACTTGAAGCGGTGCCATATCAACTATTCGCCAAGATGATCGGCCGCAAGGAATCCACAGTCAGAACCATGATTGACGCAGCAAAGCTACCGACAATTGACTTTGTGAAACCAGGTTCAGTAAAGACGCGTGCATCAGAAAACTGGGTATATCTGCCAACATTTAACGAAGGCATGCGCAAAGCGTTTTTTGAGCAACCGAAAGAACGCCGCGACGCATGGTTGTTGTGGCTGGGACTTTAGTCATAAATGACCAGCCATATCATCAGCGCCATTCTGACCCTTGTTTTTATTGAGATAGGCGTAATAGAGATCTATTTGTTTCGCAAGTTAACGGGACATGAAGAACGCTTTATTGAACTCAGCATTGAATATATCGCCGCTTATACCAAAGGACTTTTCCCGGCAGCTATTGGGCGGTGTTTATAGCGTTTGTTATCTGGTTTATCGGGTGAGAAACCTGACAACCTAGACTGGCCCCTGAATCTCCAGACAACCAGTATCACTTAAATAAGTGATAGTCTTAATACTAGTTTTTAGACTAGTCATTGGAGTACAGATGATTGATGTCTTAGGGCCGGAGAAACGCAGACGGCGTACCACACAGGAAAAGATCGCAATTGTTCAGCAGAGCTTTGAACCGGGGATGACGGTCTCCCTCGTTGCCCGGCAACATGGTGTAGCAGCCAGCCAGTTATTTCTCTGGCGTAAGCAATACCAGGAAGGAAGTCTTACTGCTGTGGCCGCCGGAGAACAGGTTGTTCCTGCCTCTGAACTTGCTGCCGCCATGAAGCAGATTAAAGAACTCCAGCGCCTGCTCGGCAAGAAAACGATGGAAAATGAACTCCTCAAAGAAGCCGTTGAATATGGACGGGCAAAAAAGTGGATAGCGCACGCGCCCTTATTGCCCGGGGATGGAGAGTAAGCTTAGTCAGCCGTTGTCTCCGGGTGTCGCGTGCGCAGTTGCACGTCATTCTCAGACGAACCGATGACTGGATGGATGGCCGCCGCAGTCGTCACACTGATGATACGGATGTGCTTCTCCGTATACACCATGTTATCGGAGAGCTGCCCACGTATGGTTATCGTCGGGTATGGGCGCTGCTTCGCAGACAGGCAGAACTTGATGGTATGCCTGCGATTAATGCCAAACGTGTTTACCGGATCATGCGCCAGAATGCGCTGTTGCTTGAGCGAAAACCTGCTGTACCGCCATCGAAACGGGCACATACAGGCAGAGTGGCCGTGAAAGAAAGCAATCAGCGATGGTGCTCTGACGGGTTCGAGTTCTGCTGTGATAACGGAGAGAGACTGCGTGTCACGTTCGCGCTGGACTGCTGTGATCGTGAGGCACTGCACTGGGCGGTGACTACCGGCGGCTTCAACAGTGAAACAGTACAGGACGTCATGCTGGGAGCGGTGGAACGCCGCTTCGGCAACGATCTTCCGTCGTCTCCAGTGGAGTGGCTGACGGATAATGGTTCATGCTACCGGGCTAATGAAACACGCCAGTTCGCCCGGATGTTGGGACTTGAACCGAAGAACACGGCGGTGCGGAGTCCGGAGAGTAACGGAATAGCAGAGAGCTTCGTGAAAACGATAAAGCGTGACTACATCAGTATCATGCCCAAACCAGACGGGTTAACGGCAGCAAAGAACCTTGCAGAGGCGTTCGAGCATTATAACGAATGGCATCCGCATAGTGCGCTGGGTTATCGCTCGCCACGGGAATATCTGCGGCAGCGGGCTTGTAATGGGTTAAGTGATAACAGATGTCTGGAAATATAGGGGCAAATCCACAACCCACAACTACTGCAATGAGGGTAATTATGTGTGGCATGGACAAATTGGACCTTATGTTAATTGTAATACTATCAATTAACTTCGGTTACCTCTTAAGCGGCGCAATTCTCATGTGCGGAGGCAAACGAAAATGAACCAGCAGTCCGCAAAACGTGAAAACAATGCGATGCGATTTAATCGCAAATATTTTGAGTTCGGCCTCTATGCCGGAATAATTAAATCTGTACAGAGTCTTTAACATGAAACAGCAACGTAATTCACGCTTTCGCAATGGTGCAGAACGCCACGCTAACCGTTTTGCTACCAGTGCATCACGCAGCAACATCCGCTACAGCCTGAGTGATACACGCGCAACGCCGGATGGCTACCCAGTAAAACAAATCGGCGAGCATGCCTGGCTGATTGAGAAAGCTGGAATCGTGATCCACAAATGCCCACGCAATCCGTTTACCGGAAACCGCATTTTTGCTCTAAGCTGTGGCGACAATCAGTTCGGGCAGGATTTCACATTATACGAAGCACTTCGCACGGTTGATCGTCTGCTTCGCGGGCAAAGTTTTATTAAACAGGCTGATTTATAACAGGTGCTTTATGACCAAAGACCATGCACAAGGTGTATTTATCCGTTTTATTGATTTTCGCGGTGAACTGTTATTACGTGCATCCGCTATTGACGGAGTGACTCCGGCGGGTAAAAACGGAGCCGACGAAGCCACTTACGTTTATCTGAACGGCACGCGACTGCTTGTGGAACTTCCGTACCAGACCGTACGAAAAATCATTAGCGAAGCTGAAAAGGCACGCCAGGTTAATGGCGATGAACCCTATATCGAAATTATTTGTATGGATTCAGAAGCTGAAATACAGAAAGCAGATTAAAGGGCGTTGTGATGGGCAAAGAATATAAAACTCTCATTAACAAAGCACTTGAGCGTTTTTATTTTCGCTTAAGTGCATCAGGCGCTCATGCTGAACGTGCGGCCCGTGACTCATTGACCAGAGCAATCCGAAGTCTGTATGACGTGGCTTTTTACGCTGATGATCTGGATGCACTTAACGAACTTTCCGAGCTGATCTGTGCCGCAGAATGCGGGGAACATATTGAACCGTATAAGCTGGGGAATATCGCATGAGTATATTTATCTCATGGCTTGTTCTGATTATTTCGGTGGCCTGCGCTATTGGGATTATGCGAATTATTCATTCAATAAAAAAGATTGAACGCTTTTTCACTGGCGAATAACAGAGCAAATAAAACCACAGATTAAATAAGAAAATGTAAAAACAATCCGCATTCGCGGAGGTATTCGCACACGCCAAGGAGGCGTAATGGCAATTAAGCATTTTCCTGTCGTTCGTTTTACCTCCAGAGGGCGTGAATACGAAGTCGACGAACGCCTGATTACCACAATCGACAAACACCGTTCAGAAAAGGATGCACATCACATCTATCTCACTGACGGCACTTACTTCTGCGCCACGAATGTGGTGCGGGTGAACCTTATCCGACAGGTACAGGAGTCACGCAGATGACCATTCTGGACTATATCGCCGCCAATCCGGGGTGTAGCGGTGGAGAAATCGCCGCAGCACTGAATACCCCAACCACAGCCATTAATGCGGAGTTACGCCGACTCTGGCGCAGTGGTTCAGTCATAAGAAAAGAGCGCAAAACAGGCGGTCGCTTTTCTTACCAGATAAACCCGATGCCGTTCGGGTGCGGCAATCCACTTACCAACACGTTTAACCAGCTACTGAAGGAAGCCAGAGCATGAGCGCCATCAACCACCAGGAATTACGCGAACTGGCGACTGACCTGCAACGAATGGCAACGCCTCAAAAATTACTGGCGTTTCGCGCAATGCTCTCGCCGTCTGCTGTGCTGGCGCTGCTGGATGAGCTGGAGCACGCCAGAACCACACCTCTCGCCATTCGCCTGACGCTCCGTCATGAAATCGAGGATTTCTGCGCGACGTTGGAGGCGCCAGGCGAACCGGAAACGCCGGAAGCAATACAGCAAGAGCTGCTGCAACGCATTGACAAGGTTTTTGATTTTTTTCTGAACCACTAAGAAACCAGAACATGCACACACAAAAAAACCGCTTGCCATGCCGCAATCAGTCAGGTTACATTTCCGCTGCACCTCACAAAACGGGTGCCGGGTTTCGCAGCCTGCTGACTACACAAGCGCACAACCGCGCCAGCGGTTTTTTTGTGCGTACTGTATTGCTACGTTTTTTTCGCGTCAGAATTATGGCGGGGCGTACGGGGCCGACTTCGGTCGGGCCGGGTTCTTGTGTAGCCGGTACTGCGAACCTCGTACGTCTCGCCACCCACAGTTTCGCAGCTCTGGATGGTGAGTTTTCACAACTTACTACACAAGGGGCCACACCATGGCAAACCGCAAACCACACCGCGCTATCGCGGAGCGTCGTCACATCCAGACTGAAATCAACCGCAGACTTTCCCGCGCATCACGCGTCGCGCAAATCATGCACATCAATATGTTGCATGAGCGCAGCCACGCACTATCAAACATTTATTCCGCCTCTGTTTTCAGCTATCTGGCGGATGATCTGCACGAGCTTCAACAGCTCATCCAGCAGCAAAACAAACTCCATTAATTCCTGTTCCGGGCCTTTCCTGCACCTTGCGGCGGGAGGCCTTCGCACATCTGTAACAAGAGGATTGCCGCAATGATTCTCGCCAACGACTTTCTTGAATACCTGCTCAACACAGAGCGTGATCTTGCCGCTCGCGTGCGTGATCGTTATGACATGTACCTGAAATCCCTGCCTGTACCGCAGCTCGCTGACGGAAAGATTGTTATTGATGGTCGCTACATGATTGACAGCCACGAGGGAAATTACAGGCTTTACCGCATTGAAGGTGGCACCCCGTCCGTTATTGGCATTTACCAGCGCCCATCCTCTGCAATCGTCGATGTGATTGCCGACAGCATCCGCATCACACATCGCCATGCCGACACAGAAGACACCGTGCTGGAAATTCAGCGGCTGGCTACAGTCTGCCGCGACACCCTGAATGGCATGACGAAGTAAATCACTATGACGGCAGAGTACATCAGGGACTGGCAACAACCGCGCCACGCAGTGGGGCGTGAAGGAACGGGGATCCCCGCTCCTGAATCCGTGCTTTCCTCCTGGCTGGATGCCTACCGGGTAGAGAACGAGCGCCGCCAGGAAATGGCTAATGCGGCGTTCTCCGCCACGCCGCTGGGCAACCTGATTAATAAAAGCCTGGACGCACAGGAAAAACAGGACAAAACCATCACACTGGCAGGAGACGCCAGAAAACAGGCACGCGGCGCGGTGGATGAAGCCATGGCCTCGCTGCACCTGCTGCCGTCCTATCTGCGCGATCCGCTTATTCGCCACCTCTCCTTCCTGCGCAAAAAACAGGAAGCCGATCGCCGGAAAGGCAAAAAGAGCTGGCAGGCGGAACGCTATGCACGCGGAACCCTGCGCAAAATATTCGAACGTCTGGATCGCACTGACGGACACTGGCTGACACCGGGTTATCGCTCCCTTGCCGGACGCGAACGCCTGGACGATTTGCTTTACCTGCCGCAGCTCAACAAACACCAGATACAGACGCTGGCCACCATGACGGCGGCGATGTTCAGCAGCACCTTCGAAAAACTCTGCGATGGCTTTGGCGCGACCGATGGCGAACTGACCATGGATGTAACGCTGAAGGCGTATCAGATGCTGGCCCGCATGGCGTTACACCTGCACGCCATGCCTCCACATTATGACGCACTGACAACAGACAAAGACCGGAGGAACGAACCGGACACGGAGCTGCTGCCGGGCGCAATCCTTCGCCTGACCTGTGCGGAATGGTGGAAACGCAAACTGTGGCTGTTACGTTGCGAGTGGAGAGAAGAACAACTCCGCGCCGCCTGTCTGGTTTCCAGAAAAACATCACCCTATCTGAGCCAGGACGCGTTAAGCGAGTTTCGCGCACAGCGCGAGAAAACACGCGATTTCCTGAAAAGTTTCATGCTGGAAAACGAAGACGGGTTCACGATTGATCTCGAGACAGTGTATTACGCGGGAGTAAGTAACCCGGTTCACCGTAAGGCAGAAATGATGGCCACCATGAAGGGGCTGGAACTTCTGGCCGAAGCCCGTGGCGACAAAGCGGTGTTTCTGACTGTCACCTGCCCGTCAAAATACCACGCCACAACAGAGAACAGTCATCCGAATCCCAAATGGAACGGGGCCACCATGCGCGACTCCAGCGATTACCTGGTTAACACGTTTTTTGCAGCGGTCCGCAAGAAACTGAACCGCGACGGCCTGCGCTGGTATGGCATCCGCACGGTGGAGCCTCACCATGACGGCACCGTGCACTGGCATATGATGGTCTTTGCTCATCCGGAAGAAATCGACACCATTGTGTCCCACACCCGCGATATTGCCATTCAGGAAGATCGTCACGAGCTGGGTGATGATATTACCCCACGCTTTAAGGCGGAGTACGTCGACGGCTCAAAAGGCACGCCAACCAGCTACATCGCCACCTACATCGGAAAGAACCTGGACAGCCGCGCCGTGGATGGCATCGACCCGAAAACGGGCAAGCCACGCGTTGACCACGAAACAGGTAAATCAATGGCCGAGAGCGTGGAGCGCGCCATCGGCTGGGCGCGCCTTCACCGGGTCCGCCAGTTCCAGTTCTTTGGCATCCCCTCCCGTCAGGTGTGGCGTGAACTCCGCCGCCTTGCCAGCCAGATAGCACGCAACCCAGAAGGCCCGCAACGGCTGAAGGATGACGCAATGGATGCGGTTCTTGCTGCCGCTGATGCCGGGTGTTTTGCCACCTACATTGAAAAACAGGGTGGCGTACTTGTTCCGCGCAAGGACTACCTGATTCGCACAGCCTACGACCTCGCAGATGAGCTGAACGATTACGGCGAACAGAGTGTACAGATTTACGGGATCTGGTCGCCATTCATCGGGGAATCCTCCCGTGTGTGCACGCATCCGGATAACTGGAAGCTGGTAAGACGTAAACCGGAAGCGGAGGACAGCACCCGCGAAAATGGTTTTGACCTTCAGGGCGGCCCTGCCGCCCCTTGGACTCGTGGCAATAACTGTCCCCGTGTACAGGAAACGGACAACAACGGGACAGAACAGCCGAAAGAACGGCCAGCACCGTGGCCGCAGCTCCCTGACGGCGTTGAAGTGAACGAATGGATGCGCTCACTGAAACGGCACGAACGCCGGGCGCTGATGCGTTCGCTTCGTGACAAACAGGCAAAAAACAGCAGTGATGAAATGCAGAGCTGGACACAGAGCCGCAAACAGCAGCGGCCTTTGCCTGATAAGTAAGCGCCCCGAGAAGTACGTAGCGTAAGGATTATTTTACAGACGAGAAGTTCCAGGGCAGCAGTTCATGCACTTGGTTCGACGGCCAGTCATTGAGCTTCTCGATCACTTCGCGCAACCAGTCCTCCGGCTCCACTTCGTTCTGTTTGCAGGTGACCAGCAGACTGTAGATGATCGCCGCACTTTCTCCTCCCTTGTCTGAGCCGAAAAAGAGATAATTTTTTCTTCCAACCGCCACCGATCGTAACGCGTTTTCACCGATGTTGTTGTCTATTTCCACCCAGCCGTCACGACAGAACTCGTTCAGCGCATTCCAGTGATTCAGGATATAGTCGAACGCCTTCGCCATCTCCGCATATTTCGACAGCGTTTTCCTCTGCAACTGTATCCAGTCGTACAACGACTGCATCAACTGGACGCTTCTGGCTTTTCTGACTGCAAGCCGTTCCTCTGCCGGACTGCCACGTATCTCCGCTTCTATGTCGTATAACTCTGCTATCCGTCTGAGCGCTTCCTGAGTCATTTCTGTCGGACGGCGCACATCCTCGTCATGGATTTTTCGGCGGGCGTGGGCCAGGCACCCGGCTTCCTTCACCCGGCCCGTTTCGTACAGTACGTTATAACCTGCATAGGCATCAGCCTGCAGTACGCCCTGATACTTTGCCAGGTGGAGCTGCGGATGTTCTCCTTTGCGATCTGCCGAATACGCGAACCAGACGGCTGCCGGCAGGGATGAACCCGCATTACGATCATCCCTGACGTATACCCACAGACGACCCGTTTTCGTCTTTCCGTTCCCCGGGCCAGTACTTTCACCGGAGTGTCATCTGCGTGCACCTTTCCTGCCTCCAGAACATAGTCATTCAGCGCTATATACAGAGGACGGAGTTTGTCTGCCATTTCTGATACCCAGCGCACCATGGTATTACGGCTCAGCTCCACGCCCTGTCGCGCGTATATTTCTGACTGGCGATATAAAGGGATATGTTCCATATATTTGCTGACCAGGATCCGTGCAAGTAACCCTGCACTGGCATAACCGCGTTCGATCGGTTTAGGGGGAAGTGGTGCCTGAACGATGACATCACACCGGCTACAGGCCAGTTTGGGACGTATGGTTTCGATAACTTTAAAGGCGGTATTAATGATATCCAGTTGCTCTGAGATTGTTTCCCCATTTCTTTCAGAACACCTCCACAGGCCGGGCAACTGGTTTCAGCAGGCAGAAGGCGATGTGTCTCCCGGGGATTCAGGCTTACTGGCGATCGGGTTTTCTGACGGGGGACTGGTGTCAGGTGAATCTGTGACTGACGATGCATCTTCCAGAAGATTTCTGGCTGTGTTCAGCCGGTTTTCCAGTTCCGACAGTCGTTTTTCTGCCTGTCGGATCTGATTTTCAAGCTTATGACGCTTTTTCTCTGAACTCTGGCCGAACAACATACGACGCAACCTGTCGAGTTGCGCTTTCAGCCGTTCAATTTCCTGCTCATAGCCCGCGACCTGACAGGCATACTGTCGAAGCCGACTCTGTTGCTTACGCAACATGGCTTTAAGCAGCTCAATATCATCGGGGAGTTCATTGTTCATTCCCTTGTTTTATCACGGGTTATATCCGGATGCCAGGCCGTTCTGTCCGTTTGGGATGTTGCCACGCGATCCCCTCCAGTAGCATGGATAACTGAGCTGGCGTCAGGTGCACTTTCCCTTCCCGGGTCACCGGCCAGACGAAGCGGCCCCGTTCCAGGCGTTTGGCGAACAGGCATAACCCGTCACGATCGGCCCACAGTATTTTCACCATTTTGCCACTGCGGCCCCGGAAGACGAAGATATGCCCGGAGAACGGGTCATCTTTCAGCGTGTTCTGCACCTTCGAAGCCAGGCCATTGAAGCCACAACGCATATCTGTGATGCCAGCGATGATCCAGATTCTGGTACCGGTCGGCAGCGTTATCATCGGATACCCCTTTCATTTCGCGGATTAGCGCCCGTAACAGTTCCGGAGTGAGAGGGTCAAACAGTTTTACCACACCTGATTTAAGATGCAGCTCGCACCGTGGGACGTTTCCGGGAGCCCCTCAGGGCGCTCATCATGCTTGTTACGCCAGAAGGGATTTGTAACTGGTCTGGTCGGCTCCGGCGTATCAGTCAGTGCCACCGGGACAGGCATGCATTCCTGTATGTCATCATCGCTCAGTAAGCCGTCCTCGTACTGGCTTTTCCATTTAAACAGCAGGTTATCATTGATATCGTGTTCTCTGGCGATCCGGGCAACAACAGCCCCAGGCTGTAACGCCTGCTTAGCCAGACGGACCTTAAATTCACGGCTATAGCTGGTTCGCCGTTCTTTTCGCCATGAGCCTTCTCTGATTTGAGGCTCTGTTAATTCCTTCTTTCTGTTGGCATAAAGGATGGCGTCAAGTTGAGCGAATGAAACTGAATCGGGCAATGGCCATGCGATACCGGATGCAAGAAATCGCTGAAAAAGCGTATGTATTGTGGAATGACTGAGACCCAGACGCTGAGCGATGGCCCGGATGGTCAGTTTATCTTCAAATCTTAAACGCAGGGCATCAGGCAAATAAGAACGGAAGCAGGGAATATCTTTTGTTGTCTGGGAATTCATCGTTCGTGTCCATCAATATAGATGGGCGCGATTGTTGCCAGACAGGACAATTTTCACAAGACGTCGCTGATGGGGCGCTTACGGAAAAAACGGGATTTCAGAATCCCGTAAACGATTAATTAATCAACATAAGGAAAAGCGACATGAAAATTTGTATCGACGACGGCTCCACCAACATCAAGCTGGCATGGACTGAGAACGGCGAACGCCGCAACGCCATCAGCCCGAACAGCTTCAAGTCGGAATGGTCTGCGCCGTTCGGTGGCACGCAGCCCGCGAACTACATGCTTGATGGCGTGCGCTATGGTTTTGATCCGGTCAGCGATCGCTTTGTCCAGACGACCGACACGCAATACCAGTACAGCGATGTGAATGTCATTGCCATTCATCACGCGCTGGTCAAATCAGGCATCACGCGCTGGTCAAATCAGGCATCACGCCACAGGAGGTGGATGTGGTTGTCACCCTGCCACTGAGCGAGTATTTCGACACAAACGCACAGCCGGACATGGCCAACATCAACCGCAAAAAAGCGAACGTTATGCGCCCGGTGGAGTACCAGAACGGCGAAGCATTCACTATCCGTAACGTACGGGTTATGCCTGAATCCATTCCAACTGGCTTTAAAACACTGGCTGACATGAGTCCGTTTGAATCCCTGCTGATTGTGGATTTGGGCGGAACCACGCTGGATGTGGCAAAGGTTCAGGGGCAGTTGGCAGGTATCAGCCAGGTATTTTGCGATCCACACGTAGGCGTTTCCCTGATGGCCGATGCCGTACTGTCGGTGATGGCCACTAACGGTATGCGTACCAGTCACCACATCGCCAATACCATTATCGAACATCGCCATGATGAAGCCTGGCTGCGCCAGCACATCCACAATGACGCACATTACGCCAGCCTGATGGCGGTTATTCGTGAAAAGGAAGAAACACTGAAACAACGCGTGATCCGCGCGCTGGCGGGTTTTTCGGGTTACGGGCGGGTGATGGTTGTAGGTGGAGGAGCGGAGATTGTGGCACCCGCTATCCGCGAAGCCTGCGGAGTTAATGCGACTTTCATCGCGGACGGGGTGCCACAGTTTGCTCTGGTTAATGGGCTGTACGCAATGGACAAGGAGTAAATCAATGACGACACCAACCAGACGAATAAGTTTCTATCTGAAGCCCGCCGCCGTCAAGAACGAAGGCGAAGCATGCGCCTGGCTGGACAGCCTTACACCAGAAGCCCGCAAAAGCGGCCAACGCGTGGCTTTTCTGGCCGGGCTGGCACTTCTGAAAATGAATCCGGCAGAGGCTTACCGACTGGCTGCATGGGCTGATGATGAGGCGTTATCAGTGACACAAACCAGGACAGAACGCCCCGCATCACAGCCAGTATCAACCGCACAGATAACCAGTCAGATGGCCGGAAATATCCGGGCGTTATTTCCCGAATAACACAACATCAGGGCGCATCCGCCCTGATGACTTTAACCCGGGAACATAAACAAGGGGACACAATGCAACACATTGACAGAGAAAAAGCGCAGCGACTGATTGAGCGGATGGAAGCGCTGGCGAAAGAAGAAAATGTCAACATCCAAAAAATAGCTGAATGTGGCCAGATAGTTCTTCGTCGTGAAAAAGACCTCAAACAACTGATGTCTGGCAAAACCAGCAAAACATGGGCTTCAGGCGAGGAAACGATTTATTGCAGCTTCTGCAATAAATCCCAGTACGAAGTCACAAAGGTGATTGCTGGACCGTCTGTTTACATCTGCAATGAGTGCGTGGATTTGTGCAATGAAATTATCAGGAGAGAAGTGGCAGACAAAAAGGGAAAAAACACATGAACAGAAAACAAAAACAAGAGTTGAAATACTTTTTACGTAAAGAAATTGCCAGGCTTGAAGATGCAGAATCACGATCATCAGAAATTCCGTTCGGAATGGATATCAACGACGCCCGTATGCTCCAGGCATACCGTATAGCTCAGGCTGCACTACAGGCAAAACCGTCAGATGGACTGGTTAGAGCAGTACGTTTCTATGAACTGGTAAAGCGTGAGAATCCGCCAACTGAAACCGGAGCATGGAAAGACGCTGTTGACTGGGTGCTCAGAGAAGCTTGCCAGACTGTAAACATTGGTATCAAAGGAGAGTGAGAGTGCAGATTTCACCGGTTACTCTTCGTGTTGCGAAGGCATTTATATCCAGACATCACCGACACAATAAACCCCGGTGGGGCATAAATTCAGCATTGGTCTGAGAAATGATGCCGGAGAATTGATAGGTGTGGCGACAGCCGGTCGACCTGTTGCACGACATTTGGACGATGGATTAACGCTTGAAGTAAATCGCACATGTACCACAGGAGAACGCAACGCTAACAGCGCGCTTTATGGTGCTGTCTGGCGGGCAGCAAAAGCTATGGGTTATCAACGTTGTATTACGTACACCCGGGCAGATGAATCAGGAGCATCTCTTCGCGCAGCTGGTTTTGTTCGTGTGAAAGAGCTTCCTCCAAGAAAAAGCTGGGCGGAATCAAGCGTCGCCCTGCGGAGTAAACGCGATCCGGTCGGAAACGGTGGTGTTCCTCGTGTGCTCTGGGAAATCAGGAGAATGAGTACCACTGGCATTCGCATCAAAGGAGAGTGATATGGCAACTTTAACAAAAAAAGAACGGGCATGGTTGAATGAATTACAGGACGTTCTTGATCGCTGCCCATCACCGAAAAAAATTGGTTTTTACACCATTGGCGATAAAAGCATTTACCTGTATGACCTGCGCCACATGGATGAAATCATGGAGGCTCTTGATAATCGTTCGTCAATGGATTGGTGTGTTGCTGTTCATGATATGAATGCAGGGTTTGATGAAAAGATTTTGTTCCCCTCATCAGTTGAAAGCACAGCAGGATAAGGACTAACACATGACAACTTTCACCGACAAAGAACTGATTAAAGAAATCAAAGAGCGCATAGGCAGCCTGGACGTTCGAGACAATATTGAGCGCCGTGCTTATGAAATTGCACTGGTATCACTGGAAGCAGAGCCAGTAGCATGGATGCATGTAAATAACGGCATCGGAATACCAGCAATAACAAGGAGTAAAGAGGTTGCAGAGAGTTGGTTATCAAAAGGCTGGTATGTCCAACCCTTGCATCTAGCCCAGCCTGCATCAAAGCTATAGAAATGAGCCCAAACGCCCTCTTCCAGGGCGTTTATTTTAATGCACAATAGTGCACAAATTTGCACAATTTTTTTGAACGACTTTTTACCCTTCCAGCCCGCGTGGCGGCTGGATCCGTCAAGGATCCGTGCGTGCACAAAAAAACGCGCTTTTTCTGCGCGCAGGTGACGGGGGAACAGCCCGCGTTTCAGGGGTAAATAGCATTCCCTGAACGATGTCGCAGAGACACAACAGAATGGCTATATTTCTTACGCTGAGCGTGAAAAAGACGTGAGGGCTTTTGATTTGATGGGTGGCAGATAAGGCCGTCAAAATCGCACTGAGGCGGCGAGAACATGCAGTCAACGCGGTGGGATTGCGTAAGAGTCTGACCGCCGATGATGACAATAAGCAGAAAAGCGTCGTGAAATTATCTGATTGATACAGGAGCTGGAGAGTCGGGGCATAAATTTTTTATGCCCGGCGAAGCAGCAGACAAGCGAAGCGCGTCAGGATGTGGGCTGGGTATCTAGCAGTGCGTAAGGGTTAAAGCGGATCACCTCTTCGCCAAGCCAGTCATTGATGTGCTTCATGGCCTCCATGACGGGCATCAGCTCGTTAATTGCGTAAACCCGCGCGGCCTTCTCCACATCACCAAACGCACTTTTTTCGCCCGGCATCGCCCCCATCAGTTGCGGCGGAACGCGGTGCGCAGCCAGCACATCATCACGGGATGCCGCCTTAACATTCATGAACTCATCCTTTGCAGTGATCTGCTGGAACGGCAAAATTTGCACACCTTCTTTGCCCCGTTGGGCGCATGGATGAGCACGTTTTTAAACGCACCACCACGCGCGCCCTGTAACGTTTCTTTCAGGGAGTCCATGCTTTCGCGGTTTACCTGCGCTGCACCGATGTAGATGATGCACCCGGCGTGGGATCCGTTGTCGTAGTACAGTTTTCTGAACATGTCCGCCGAATGAGAAAGGCTGGCCGAGAGTAATGCGCCAAGATATTCCGGCATGCCGTAGATTTCCTGGTTAATATCCGGATTCATCAGGTGGCACACTTTGCCAGGGCGAAACTGGAACGCGTCCTTGCCATCCTGCACATACCACCATGATTCAAGATCGCTTCCGCGTCGCATGTATTTCGCCAGTGCGTGCCGTAATTTAAGCGGTTCGCCGAGCATATTGCTTCTAAGCTCAAGGAATGCGTTACCGAACACAAACCAGTCCAGCGCCAGCGCCGAGAAATCCTGCCGGGAAAGCAGCGGGTGCGGGATGTAGCAACCGAGTAATACATTGCGCTTAAAGTAAAGCGCAGACTGATGCCAGGACGTTTGCCGGGCTGCTCTTGCCAGACCGTACCAGTCCACCGGGGTTTCATACCACCGTCCGTTATCAGCACAGTACATATTGTCCAGCAGGTCATGCCCGGTCAGGCGATAAGGACCATCAAATGTGAATGCACTGAGCGATGATTCTTTCCTGAGCGCATCAGCGAGATCAATGCGTGAACTCATGCGCACTTTTTTATTTTTTCTGCTCATCAGAACTCCATAACCGTGAAACGCTCGTTTTCTCCTTCGCCGCCAATCGGTTCGTTAATGACAGCAAGCATGGTTGCCCACGCAAGGTCGCCGTGGCTGATCCCCCTCGCGCGGTCCGTTTCGTAAGTGATAAAGCCGCCCGGTGTTTTCACCTTACGCACGGCGTTAAAGGCCGCGACCAGCTCGCGTTCGGCGCGATCGTATTCCCACCGCCCGGCACGCATTATTTGCAGCATTTTCAGTACCAGCGACCGTTTTGATGACAGCGTGAAGGTGTACGGAATAGCAGCAGGGAAAAACCGTTTCACTATCTGATAAACAGCCTCCCCGTTCCCGCCCGTCACATCAATGCCGATGTGTTCCACGTTGTAGCGATACGTGAACTCTTCAATGACTCTGGCCTGTTCTTCAAACTCCAGCCCCTGAACGCGTCGCGTCTCCACCGTTCGAAAACGGCCACCAGGAACAGCCGGAGGAACCACCACGGACACAGCGCCGCTGTCGCCGTTGCCACTGCTGCCGTTTGCGTCATACCCAATCCATACCGGACGATTCCCCATCGGGCGGGGAGCAAAAGGTTTCCAGTCTTTCCAGTCGTCGTATCCGTCAACACTGCAGCCAATCAGGATATTCAGGTTAAATGCCGATTCCCCTTCGCGAACAAACTCACACATATAGAGATTGAGGAACTCGTCTTCGGTGTTTTCATCACGGATTTCGTCAATATCGGTGTGTTTCCAGCCGTGATTAACCACATCTTCCAGCGTGACAATTTGCCGCCACGTCCGGTCAGGGCAGATAAGCCCGTTATGCAGCGTTTTCCAGTCCACAGAAAAACGCTGGCGTTTATGCGAGGCCTTTTTCTCGTTCCAGCGGTCGTCGTTCCAGTAGGCGTATGCCTCGTGCGTTTCGGTGGATGGCGTGGAGAAGTAGGTGCGCCGCAGTCCGCTGAGGGTTGCCATAGCGCCAGCCACCTTGCGCAGTTCAGCAAAGCGACTGACCCAGAAAAATTCATCAAAATAAAAATTGCCCGTATAGGACTGTGCCGACGCAGCAGAAGTGCCGAGAAAATGCAGCTCTGCGCCGTTGGAGAGGATGATTTTATCGCCCCCTTTCAGCTCCACATCAACTTCAGCCGCGGCCTTCTGAATAATGCTTTTAAACTGGAACGCCTGACGACGCGACGCAGACAAAAAAATCTGGTTACGCTGGTAAGGTTGCGCCACATTGTCACGCAGCGCCGTCAGCAGAGCTTCCTGTGCAAAATACCAGGTCGCCCCAATCTGTCGGGATTTCAGGATCATCCTGTTACGTATCCCGGCTTCCCTGCAAAGTGTCAGGGAGTCAAACCAGCCCGCTGATGCCACTCCAGCCTGCTGATGATTTTTTCCCGCAGTGCGGCAATCTGTTCCGGCGTGAAATGATTTTTGAGTTTTTTCGCCCGGCCTTTCTTTCCTGCGGCCATCACATCCGGCTGGCCATCATGCAGCTTTTTAAGCTGCCGGGTCAGCAGGTCTATTTCCTTAAAGTCACCGCCTGTTTTATTCTGTTTTTCAGTAAGCTGGATGAGGCGCGCATCGATGGACTGCGTAACACGCTGCACGGGTGGTGTTTCATCCCACTGGTCGCGTTTTTTCCACGCATAAATCGTGTTCGGGTTTATTCCCATCAGACGTGATATCTCTGCGGGCGGATAACCCTGCCAGTAAAGTTGCCGCGCACGCTGGCGCACAAAAGCGTCCTGAATCATTGCTCCCCTGAGTAATTACAGGAAGATTACCCGCGCGCGAAACTGTTCTCCTTAACCCCTGTTCTGGCCGTTTTCTTACAACAAAAGCCCTTTGTATCAGCCTGTTACGCTTTGCCATCATGACTGAAGAACCAGTCAGAGGGCAAAAACTATGGCTAATGAAAAAAAGACATCCCGCAAAAAGTTTCGCGTGGCTGTCTCCGGTGTAACGGCAGACGGGCGCGAAATCAACGGCGACATGCTGAAAGCTGCCGCCACCAGTTATAACCCGTCCGTTTATGGTGCACGTGTGAATATTGAGCACATCCTGTCACCACTCCCGGCAGCGAGTTTTCCGCTATGGGCGATGTTGTGGGGTTGAGCACCGAAGACATAACCGATGGCCCGCTGGCAGGTCGCACGGCACTGTATGCCGAAATTGAGCCGACCGCTCGCATGATGTCCCTGCTTAACGATGGTAAAAAAATTTACTCCAGTATTGAGCTGGAACCACAGTCAACCATCACGGGAGGCCCTTACCTGCGCGGGCTGGCAATGACCGACACCCCTGCCAGCCTGGGCACGGAACGTCTGGCCTTTGCGGCACAACAACGTATGCAACTGATGACATTCAACTGTCAGCAGGGAGACGTAGCGATGTTTACCGCCGCTATGGAGTCAGAACTTATCGAACTCACCGAACAACGTCAGGAAGAAGGCACCCAGTGGTTTAACCGCGTTATGGGATTATTGGCCGTGGACGCAAAGCGGATGACGCCAGTTTCTCCCGTATTCAGGAAGCGGTGGAAGGTGTCGCAACGTCACAGGCCGACATTATCGACCGTTTTAATGTGCTGGAAACCCGCCATCAACAGGACAGCCAGAAAATCACTTTACTGACCACAGAGCTGGCAGCACTGAAGGAAAAACTGCGCACGCAGGACGGCGATCCGCAGAACCGGTTCACCGCAACGGGCGCTGCCTCCGACCAGCTGGCTGACTTCTGATAAGACAAAGGAGCAAATTTTTTATGAATCTGGTGATGTCAGATATTACCCGCAACAAGCTGGGTTGCTATATGGCGCAGCAGGCGTCGCTTAACAATATCCCGGTTTCCGCACTGGTATCGCGATTTACCGTGGAACCCTCGGTACAGCAGCGTTTTGAAAACGCCTCAAAGGAAAGCACCGAATTTACAAAAAGAATTAACGTGATCGGCGTGACCGACCAGAAAGGCGAAAAAATCCTCCTGGATACCACCGGGCCGATTGCGCGCACGAATACCAGTTATGACGGCACAAAACGCCGTAACCCGAATAACGTGGTTGATCTGAAAAACCGCAAATACCAGTGCGAACAGGTGAACTACGACACGTTTATTTCATATCCGCAGCTTGATGCCTGGGCGGCACACCCTGATTTTCAGTCCCGCATCAGCGCACAGATTGCCCGACAGGTGGCACTTGACCGCATCATGATCGGTTTCAACGGCACGTCTCACGCGGATGAGTCCAACTTCAGCACCAACAAGTTGCTTCAGGACGTTAACGTGGGGTGGCTGGAGCACATCAGAACCGACGCCAGCGAACGCGTTATGAATGACGTGACGCTGACCTCCCGTAACATGGACAACACCGTGGCGCACGCGGTAAGTATGCGAACGCTGATGCTCTGGTACAGGACGCGCGCTCATCCCTGCTGGATGAATGGCACAAGGAAGCTGACGACCTCGTGGTGATTATGGGGCGCAACCTGTTTAACTCGCTGCGTCTGTCCGTGCTGAACAGCATCAGCGGCCAGAATCCTAATGCGGAATTACTCGCCGGGCAGCTCATTCTGTCATCGCGCACCATTGGCGGGCTGGGCGTGTTCCTTGCGCCGTTCTTCCCGGATTCAACGATGCTGATCACCTCGTTCAACAACCTGTCGATTTACTGGCAGAAAGGTTCAATGCGTCGTCTGATGAAAGACGAACCGGAATACAACCGCATCGCCACCTACCAGTCCATCAATGACGCTTATGTCGTTGAAGACTATGGCAAGTACGCGATGGTCACTGGCCTGAAGTTCGCCGACAGCTAATCAACTCACGGCGGGCATCATGCCCGCCTGTAACGGAGAGAAAAAATGATTACTCCTGCACAGCAACACTGGCAGAACGTGATGGCACAGCGCGCAGGCCGGGCGAATGAAGGCGTGGACCATGCCGCGCGTACCGCGCATGAAGAGGTGCTGTATCGTCTGCGTCTGGCACAGGCCCGGCTTAAGGGCGTACAGGCCAGAAGCGCGAAAGCCGCCATCAAAAAAGAGTTGTTGCCGGACTTTTCCGGCTGGATTGAGGGAACGCTGGAGGCTGACGGTGGGCAGCAGGACGAAGTGATTGCCATGCTGATGGTGTGGGCGATTGACTGCGGCGATCTTCCGCTTGCGCTGCGTATTGGCGCGTATGTGGTCCGTCACAACCTCATCATGCCGGATAACTTTGGCCGTACTGCTGCCACAGTGCTGACCGAAGAAATCTGCAACCCGGTACTGACGCAGGCCGGGACGGATGCCGACGCGGATTTGTCCGCCTTTATCGAACCACTGGATACCCTCCGGGAGATTGTCACCGACCAGGACATGCCGGACGAAGTGCGCGCCAAATTATGCAAGGCGTGCGCCTTTGCCCGCCGTGGCCTGAGCGATGCGGACAGCATGGCCCTGTCACTGAAGCTGCTGCGCGAAGCAATGCACCTGAACCCGAACGCAGGTGTGAAACGCGAGATTGCAACCCTTTCCCGCGCCCTGAAAAAAGCTGATTCTGCAGCCGCACCAGAAGATGCCAGCACACCGCAGACGCAGGACGAAAGCAGCAAAAGTAAAAAGACAACGCGGAAGCCTGCAACACGAAAAACCACCGCGACGCAGAAGGCGAAGCGCGGTTAACGACTGACCCCGTCAGCGGGCGGCGTGCGCGGTGTTCCGGTTTGACTCCGTGACCGTTTACACCGCGCACCCACCGCCCGATTTTTTCAGGAGTGAACCCCATGAGTATGGTTGCCAGAACCAACCCCGGACCCGCAGAGAACGACATCACCGATACCGATGATGGTGATACCCGTATTTCAGCGGGCGCATTCTGGCCGGATATTGTGCTGCGTGAGCTGCGTCTGGCGATACGACTGCCGGGCCGTGTGACCACCTCCCGCCTGCTGCATACCGCCACCGGGGCCGTGGCACACGTTACCCGCGAGCTGGAAGCGTGGCAGCAGGAACAGCAGGCGGCTGGCCATCAGACGCTGGCCGATGTTCCGGCACCCGTAATTAACGGAGAAAGCGTCAATCTCTGGCACTGGCGCAATGCTGTTTATACCGCCACACGCGCCCTGATACTGGAGCGTTACCGCGATGCGGACACAACGGACAAGGGCGACCGCCGGGCGGACGCACTGGATATACAGCCATCGGATTTGTGGCGCGATGTGAGCTGGGCCATCTCTGACATTCTGTGCCGCCCGCGAATCTTTGCGGAGTTGTGCTGATGAAAGTTAAGGCACTGGAAGGCGACACCGTGGATTCGCTCTGTTTCCGGTACTACGGCACGACGCAGGGCGTCACCGAAAAGGTGCTGGATGCCAACCCGGACTCTGTCAGCAGGTATTTCTGGACGCCGGGCAGGAAGTGGAGATGCCGGAGCCGGAGAAGAAGAAACGAGAAATGATTCAGTTGTGGGGGAGTAGCAGTGAGCACCATTCAAACAGGGATCACAGAGCAGGTTATTGCATGGCTCTTTGACCACCTGCCAACGGTGTATGCAGTAGGCGCGGCGGTCAGCATTTCCGCGCTGATGAGTCTTTATGACGGACGAACACTGGTTCAGACCGTAACGGGATCGCTGGCGTGCGGCGTTCTTGCCATGGCCGTGGCCGGGTCGTTGCGCTTCTTCGGTTTTCCTGAAGATGCCGTGACGTTTATCGGCGCATCAATCGGTTTTATGGGGCAGAGAAAGCACACGACAAGGTTATTGCGGCCTTTAATCGCAGGGTGAAGGAGAAGGACGAATGAGCAACACATTTAAATTCAGCAGCCGGAGCGAAAAGAATTTGCAGGGCGTAAATCCTGATCTGGTGAAAGTGACCCGACGGGCACTGGAAATCTCGGAAGTGGATTTTGGTATCACCGAAGGGTTGCGCAGCCGTTACCGCCAGAAGCAACTTGTGGCCACGGGTAAGAGCCAGACCATGAACAGCCGCCACCTTACGGGGCATGCCGTGGATGTTGTGGCTTATATCGGTAGCCAGGTGTCATGGGAATGGCCGCTGTACGAAAAAATCGCAGCAGCATTCAGACAGGCCAGCCGGGAACTGAATATTCCGGTGGAATGGGGCGGCGACTGGAAGACCCTGAAAGACGGACCGCATTTTCAGTTACCACACGGAGCCTATCCGGCATGAAGCTCTGGCCCACGCTGGGCGTCGCTTTCCTTCTGATTGCCGCATGGGGAACATCCATGCGTCTGTCGTGGTCGCTGGGCCGGGAGAACGCCAGAAACGAAGCGCAGGCCAGCGCACTGAAAAGCACCGTCGACACCCTGAATATCATCAGCACCGGGTACAGGATATGCAGCAGGTGCTGGCGCAACTCCGCGTGGAAAATCAACAACGAAATCAGGACGGAGAGGCCAGACGTGAACAGCTACGCAACGATATTGCAAAAGATGAATGCGCCCACGCTTTGCCTGACGCTCGTTTTACTGACAGGTTGCGCAGGCACGCAGAACGCGCCACGGCCAGCGCCGTCAGTCCGGCTTATACCGCAGACGCTGACCATACCGGTAACGCCTCCCCCCTTCCCTGACACTCCCACATGGGGAAATCTCGGTATATGGGGCGACCGCCTTCTGGATGCACTGGAAACCTGTAACACGGATAAACGGGCCATTGAATTACTGGAACAGCGCAGGCTGCAACGACTGAACAACGAGGACAACAACCATGCTGAAAACTGATTCCCTGCGTGAAGCCATGACCCGTTCATGCCGATGGTGTCAGGCCAACCCGGAAAAATTCACCATTTTCGTGGAGAGCGGTAACATTGAAACGACAGGAGAAACCCCATCGTTTGTTTACCGCTATCAGATGGTGATGTTTGTCATGGATTACGCCGGGGAGCTGGATGACCTCACGCTGCCGCTGCTGGCGTGGTTATCCGAAAATCAGCCACAGTTGTTGCTCAACCCTGAGCGTAATCAGGACATCAAATTCTCCGCCGTTATCAATGACGATGACAGCGCCGATCTCCTGTTTACGCTCCCCCTGCGGGAACGCGTTCGCATCACGCGCAGCAATCAGGGCACACCGCAGGCAGAACACCTGCCGGAGCCAAAACCCCGCCTGCCATCTTCCGAAGGCGACTGGTCGCATGTATTCCAGGATGTGACGTGGGGTGAAAGCGATGGATAAGGCATTCACCCGCGTGGATGAAACCTTTGAGGCCATCCGCGACAGCCTGAATCAGCAGGCCATCAATAACATCGCCAGAAAGCTGGCACAGGATTTACGCCGCGCCCAGCAGGCGCGTATCCGGTCACAGAAAGCGCCGGACGGGACCGCGTGGACACCACGCAGACGCCGCGTAACCCGGATACAGGAACGCATTCGCTTTATCTGGAATAACGAATCACGCACGCTGAAAAACTGGCATCACGACACGGGGAAATACGGGCGAACCATTACCGGGTGGGATGAGGATAAAAACAATATCCGCACGTTTTACCGGGATGACATCGACCGTTTTCTGGAAATACGCACCCGGCGCATCAACCAGGACAGCACAAAGCGCGTCCCCATGTTCGTAAAACTGCGCACCACCCGCTACCTGAAAGCCCGTGCGGATGCTTCCGGTGTGACGGTGGGTTACAGCGGCGTGGCTGCACGTATTGCACGCGTTCATCAGTTCGGTGAGCGCGATCAGGTTGCGCCGGGCATTTTCACCGATTACCCGGTACGTGAGCTGCTGGGCATCAGTCAGGCAGATGAACGCCTGATTTATAACACGGTGCTGGGCCGGATTGCGGAGGCTGTACGGTGAGCGCAGAACTCATGCGGCTACTGAGCAACATCATCCGCACCGGGATCATCTCTGAAGTTGATGAGGAATCCTGGCGCGTTCGCGTTCGCAGCGGCGAACTGGAAACAGGCTGGTTGCGCTGGAACACCACGCGCGCGGGAGCCTTCAATGTGTGGCTGCCGCCATCACCAGGCGAACAGGTGGTAATTGCCTGCATCGGCGGCAACCCGGAAACCGCCATGATAATTGGCAGCCTGTGGAGTGATGCCAATCCGGCCCCCGGAAAAAGCCTGAAAGAAATCGTGGTCAGCGCGCCGGATGGCGCGGTGTTCCGCTACGACGCGGACGCAGGCGCACTGAGCGCCAGCGGCATGAAAACGGCCACCCTGCAGGCATCCGTCAGCGTGACACTGGATACGCCCGTCGTGGAATGCACAGACCTTCTGAGAACAGCGACGCTTGACGTCACAAAAGGGGGAAAGATGAGCGGCAATATCACGCACAGCGGCGGCGATTTCACCTCAAACGGCATCACAGTGCATACGCATAAACACGGTGGCGTTAAAGGCGGCAGCGATTCGACAGGAGGCCCGCAGTGACAACCCGCTACACAGGAATGAACCCGGACGGAACGGGAAACCTGAACGATATGGAGCACCTGAAACAGTCAGTCAGGGACATCCTGACCACCCCGCTGGCAAGCCGGGTTATGCGACGGGAATATGGCAGCCTTGTGCCTGATTTGATTGACGAACCCATGAATAACACCACGCGTCTGCAATGCATGAGTGCTGCCGTGATTGCGCTGACACGATGGGAACCCCGCATTGCCCTGGATGCCATCGACGTTGTCTGGAAAGCGGAGGCCGCGCCGGGGTGACGCTGTCGGGCACTGTCATGCAGACCATGCAGAATGTTGAGTTAACCATCACGCTGAGGGAGTAAATCATGCCCGCCGTTGACCTTTCCCAGTTACCGGAACCCGCCATCATCGCGGAGCCTGACTTTGAAGCAATTCTGGCTGACACAAAGGCCATGATGATTGCGTCCTATCCCGCCGAACAGCGTGAAGCCGTTTCCGCCGCGCTGGAGCTGGAATCGGAACCCCTTAACGTTATCGCTCAAACCATGTCGTTTCGTGAAATGCTGTTACGCCAGCGGGTCAATGAGGGCGCACGCGCCTGTATGTTAAGCCACGGTTCAGGGACAAACCTGGACAACCTCGCGGGCAATATGAACACAAAGCGCCTGGTTATCACTCCGGCAACGGATACCACCGACGCGGTGATGGAGAGCGACACCTCGCTGAGACTGCGGGCGCAGCGGGCGTACGACGGCCTGAGTGTTGCTGGCCCGTCAGGTGCATACGAGTATTTTGCCCGCAGCGCCAGCGGTCTGGTGCGCGATGCGCGGGCTATCAGTCCGTCTCCGGCCTGTGTGACGGTTTCCATCCTGTCCACTGAAGGCGACGGCACAGCAACGGAGGCGTTGCTTAATACCGTTCGCGCCGTTCTGAATGCAGAGGATACCCGCCCGGTGGCCGACCGCCTGACGGTACAGAGCGCCAGAATCGTCATTCAGGAAGTGGCTGGCTGAACAGGGGCTTATCGGTCAGGACGTGGCGTTGTCCGCCATTGCTGCCGCACTGCATGTGCACGGCGTGCAACGCGTGGAGATAATCGAACCCACACAGAATATGGCCATCAGCGACATACAGGCGGCGCGCTGTGAGTCATTTACCATCAGCGAAGGTGGGCGCAATGAGTAATTCACTGTTACCGCCATCAGCCAGCAGTTTCATGCGTTGTGCCGAAGCAGTCGGAACACGCATTACAGACATTCCGGTAGACCTCAACACGCTGTGGTCGCCGGACACCTGCCCGGTGCACCTGCTGCCTTATCTCGCCTGGGCGTTTTCCGTTGACCGCTGGGATCGCAACTGGCCGGAAGAGACAAAGCGACAGGTGATTCGTGATGCATGGCTGATACACCGACACAAAGGGACCATCAGCGCACTGCGCAGGGCCATTGAGCCGCTGGGATACCTCATTCGCGTGTCTGAGTGGTGGGAGTTCGGCGGAGAACCGGGAACATTTACCGTTGAAGTCGGCACGCTGGACAGTGGCGTGACGGAGGAAATGTATCTGGAAATGGAGCGGTTGATTGCTGATGCCCGCCCGGTCAGCCGCCACATGACAGGGCTGAATATCATTCAGGAGATCCCGGGGGATATTTTCGCGGCGGCAGCAACTTACGACGGTGAAGTCATTACCATTTATCCGGACGATTAAGCATGAGTACCACAACACGAAAATTTAAAACCATTATCACTGATACTGGTGCCAAAAAATTAGCTCAGGCTGCCGCGCCAGATGGTAATCCTGTCCGCCTGACTCATATGGCCGTGGGCGACGGTGGCGGCACGTTGCCCACACCAGACAGTAAGCAGACCCGTCTGGTGCATGAGGTGTGGCGACATACTGTTAATCGCGTCATCCTGGACGCAACACATCAGAACCGCATTATTGCGGAGCTGGTTATTCCTCCTGAAACGGGCGGATTCTGGATCCGGGAAATTGGTGTATTTGATGAGCACGGCGATTTGATCGCGGTGGGCAATACTGCCGAAAGTTACAAACCAACCGTTGCCGAAGGATCCGGACGTGCACAAACATTTCGCACCATTCTGACCGTATCCAGCACTGCCACCGTGGCGCTTACCGTGGATAACACCATGGTTATGGCCACAGTGGATTACGTGAATGACAAACTGAAAGAACATGAACAGTCACGACGTCACCCGGACGCCTCGCTGACCGCAAAAGGCTTTGTTCAACTCAGTAGCGACACTAACAGCGTGTCTGAAACGCAGGCTGCAACGCCGAAAGCAGTAAAGGCCGCGTATGATCTTGCTAACGGGAAATATACTGCGCAGGATGCCACCACAGCGCGAAAAGGCCTTGTCCAGCTCAGTAGCGCCACCAACAGCGATTCTGAAACGCTGGCGGCAACACCAATGGCGGTAAAGGCAGCATATGACCTTGCTAACGGGAAATATACTGCGCAGGATGCCACCACAGCGCGGAAAGGCCTTGTCCAGCTCAGTAGCGCCACCAACAGCACGTCTGAAGCACCGGCCGCAACACCGAAAGCGGTAAAGACAGCATATGACCTTGCTAACGGGAAATATACCGCTCAGGACGCTACGACAGCACAAAAAGGGATTGTCCAGCTAAGCAGCGCGACTAACAGCACATCTGAAACGCTTGCCGCGACACCGAAAGCAGTGAAAGCAGCTAATGACAATGCGAATGGTCGGGTACCTTCTGCCCGTAAGGTGAATGGTAAGGCGCTTTCAGCGGATATTACACTGACGCCGAAAGATATTGGTACGCTTAACTCAACAACTATGTCATTCAGCGGTGGTGCTGGTTGGTTCAAATTAGCAACGGTAACCATGCCGCAGGCGAGTTCTGTTGTTTCAATTACGTTGATTGGTGGCGCGGGATTTAACGTAGAGTCACCTCAACAGGCAGGTATATCTGAACTTGTTCTTCGTGCGGGAAATGGAAATCCAAAAGGTCTTACTGGTGCGTTATGGCGACGGACATCGGTTGGATTTACTAATTTTGCATGGGTGAATACATCCGGTGATACCTATGATGTTTATGTTGAAATAGGTAATTACGCCACAGGTGTTAATATTCAGTGGGATTATACCAGTAACGCCAGCGTAACGATTCATACTTCACCAGCATATTCTGCTAATAAGCCGGAAGGATTAACGGACGGTTCTGTTTATTCGCTGTATATTTCGCCTCATGAACTTTATCCGGTTGGCGCACCGATCCCTTGGCCATCAGATACCGTTCCGTCTGGTTATGCCCTGATGCAGGGGCAGACTTTTGACAAATCTGCATACCCGAAACTTGCAGCCGCTTATCCGTCAGGCGTGATCCCTGATATGCGTAGCTGGACGATTAAGGGCAAGCCCGCCAGTGGTCGTGCAGTATTGTCTCAGGAACAGGACGGCATTAAATCGCACACCCACAGCGCCAGTGCATCCAGTACGGATTTGGGGACGAAAACCACATCGTCGTTTGATTACGGTACCAAGACGTCCAGTTCATTTAACCATGGCACTAAAACCACGAATAGCGCCGGGGATCATTCACACAATATTCCTGTTGGTAACACTGGTGCTGGTAATGGTGTTTCGGCTGGTTATAACTCAGGGCTTGGCACTGGAAAAACAAGTAACGCAGGGGGCACTCTCACACAGTAAATATTGGCGCACACACTCATACGGTAGGAATTGGTGCACACACACACTCCGTTGCGATAGGTTCACACGGGCATACCATCACCGTTAACGCTACGGGTAACGCAGAAAACACCGTAAAAAACATCGCATTTAACTATATTGTGAGGCTTGCATGATTACGCTCATTCTTTCTGCACCAGTAACAGAAATGGCTGAAGCATTTAAACGGATATTTGCAAATGCAGATAGTGTGAATATTGTCGGAAAGCCATTTGAAACAATCAGACAATTTGACTGCATGGTAAGTGCGGCAAATAGTTTCGGCCTGATGGATGGTGGCGTTGATGCCGCCATTACCGCATTCTTCGGTACTCAGTTACAGTCCCGCGTTCAGAATCATATTCTTCGTGAATATCTCGGCGAACAGCCTGTAGGTTCTGCATTTGTCATTGAAACGGGGCATAATCATCACCCCTGGCTGGTACATGCGCCAACAATGCGTGTTCCGTTGACAATTGACGGAACAGACGCTGTATATAACGCAACCTGGGCCGCTCTGCTTGCCATCTTTCAGCACAATAAAAACGCAACGACAGACATGAAAATAAAAACAGTGGTATTCCCTGCAATGGGGGCCGGATGTGGTCAGGTGCCGTTTGAAAGTGTTGCACGACAGATGAAGCAGGCATGGGATAACTTTAATAAAAAAACAGAATCAATTAACTGGGAATACGCACAATCTCGCCAGTCGGCAGTATTTGGCACATATGCATACTGTCCGGGTAATTCTGTTTGCCGTTATGCGGATACTAAATATATTGGATGCGGCGATTATCGGACGTGTTGCTCACGTTCCGGGCAAGTCTGTATTAACCCTGAACATCAGGCTGATGATGTACTGATACAACATCAGGCTAATAACCGTTTTCGCCCTGGTTCGCATATACACCGGATTAATCCAGAAAATCCCGTAGGTAATGTCACCTCTGGCGCACATAGCCACGGAAGTAGCATCGTTATTGGTACTCCCACCCATACGCTCAATAAACAATATTCTGTCTCTGATATTAAGTAGAGGTGAACATGGATTTCAGAATGAGTGAACAATCACGGCCATAAAAATTTATAACCTGCTGGCCGGAACTAATGAATTTATTGGGGAAGGTGATGCATACATTCCACCTCATACAGGTCTGCCTGCAAACAGTACCGATATTGCACCGCCAGATATTCCGGCTGGCTTCGTGGCTGTTTTCAACAGTGATGAGGCATCGTGGCATCTCGTTGAAGATCATCGGGGTAAAACTGTTTATGACGTGGCATCAGGGGACGCGTTATTTATTTCTGAACTCGGTCCGTTACCGGAAAATGTTACCTAGTTGTCGCCGGATGGAGAGTGTCAGAAGTGGAACGGCACATCCTGGGCGAAAGATGCAGAAGCAGAAAAACTGTTTCGGGTACGGGAGGCAGAAGAAACAAAAAACAGCCTGATGCAGGTAGCCAGTGAGCATATTGCGCCACTTCAGGATGCCGTAGATTTGGATATTGCGACGGAGGAAGAGGCATCGTTACTGGCTGCATGGAAGACATATCGGGTATTGTTGAATCGTGTTGATACAACAGTAGCAGCGGATGTTGAGTGGCCAGTCGCCCCACAATAAAAAGAAAAAGCCATCGACAAAAATATCGATGGCTTTATGTACTCTATTTATACAATACAACACCACTCTTTTTAGTTATATATGTGCAATTTGATGGTATATCTTTATTTATAAAAGACATTGCACCTATTTTTACATTATCCCCAATTTTACGTGATAATCCAATGATGCAACAATTAGCTCCGATATCAACGTTACTACCAATTTTTACTCTTGAACCAGGCATATCACCATCTATCTGTCCAATGGTAGTATTCTGTCGTAATACCAGATTTTCACCCGCATCAACAGCAAAATGAACAACAATTCCAGCATGATGGGGAATTGTCAACCCTTTTCCAATATTTGCGCCCAATCCTATTTCACAACCAAACTTGTTAATTATTTTACTGTTTAACTTTTTGGCTGCTTTCTTATGTAATTTATTACCATTAATATACATTTCGTTAGCCAACCGCCACCAGAAAAGGAAATTCCGGTTACGCTGCTTTTTCTCTCTTAAAAGCCTCCAGATATCCATACGTTTCCGCCGAATTACTTCATGTTTCCAGAAGTTTTTTAAATTAGTAGAGTTTCCAAATAAAACAAAGTGAATTGCCATTAAGTAAGATAGCACGATAATCTCCTTAATTATTATTTCAGACCACACATGTTATAAGGTTAAGAGATTATAAAATCCTGTTATTTGTTATTCAAAAACAATTTTCTGAGAAGGACATACAACAGCAAGTCGCCAGTCACCTTCATCAGGAAATTGGCGACATACGTTAAATCAGAGCAGCCCCTTAACTGAGCTGGCCGCGCTATTAAGGGATGATGTCACCTTATCTTTGAAGCCGGACAGCATATCGCTGAACGATGAGGATTGCAGGCGCTCCCGCAAATCCTCATCACAGCGTTCAAGAGTCAGTGAAAATTCTATCTTTTTCGCCTTACCGTAGCGATCAAACTCGGAGCGGGTCGTATTCGTTCCGGTCAGGACATACATGCCGTAAATCTGCCCGACGCCATCAATCAAAGGCCAAGGACGTCCTGTATATGCCTGCGTGGTCAACAACGACAGCGACACTTCGCCACCAGTAATCTCAGGATAAAGAACACCAGAAAGAACGATGCGATCATCACCTGCACCGATATACTGCCAGCTTGCTGAACGGTTAACGCGTTCATTTTTCACATGTCGCCAGCTTTTGTTTTGCTGTAACTGCTGATGCGGCAACGTGCGCAGCTCAAAAACAAACATGCCGTAGATCATCATCATGGCCATGACTCCTCAATCTTTATCGTAAAAACTGCCACGCCAGGCACGGGCGCGCCGTTCCATTTCTGCCCTGACCATTTCACCGACCAGTTTCGCCAGTTCGCGGGGATTCTGCGTAACAACGTTATGCAGATGAACATGAATTTCACCGCCAAATCCGGAGGCAACAGGCTCCCGGTTACGGGAAGTTGCAGGAACTGATGCCACTGGCGATCGTATGGCCTCCGCCACCGGGCGGGAGCTGGCCGCAATAACAGGGACCAGCGCAGGAGGCAGCGGAGCCGGAACCACGGGGTGATATTAATTGCGGGGGCAGGCTTACTGACCTGCGCAATCTTCCGCTCCTGCCACTCCCCACGAACAGCAAGTGCGCGGGCAGGTTCTTAAAGACAATATCGCCGGGGCCAATGCGTTTTTTCGTCTCATCAACCAGCTTACCTGTGTTATCAGCAATTTTGCTGAGTCTGCGTAGCGTACCGGTATTGCTATCTGTGAGCGGTTTGTTGTCTTTGGGCTTATCACCTCCGGTGCCATTGCCATTTTCCACAGGCTTCGGCGGATTGATTTTCGCCAGGTCCCCCTGAAGCAAGGCAACCTTGTCCTGAAGAATGGCCGCACGCTGTGCGTCTTCGATTTTCTTGCGCGCCCTTTCCGCTTCATCCGGAAGCACACCGAGCTTTTCAAGTATCCACGCCAGCGTATCCAGCAACATTTTTGCAAGTGTCAGAACAAGTTGTAACGCACCGCCAAGAACGTTACCGAATATCTCGCCAGCACTGGTACATTTATCCAGCGTTTCCTTGCTGGACTCCATCGGTGACAGCAGCGATTTAAACCAGTTAAACACCTGGCTGATCCCGCTTCCGATTGCTTCAAAAACAGGACCAAACCGTTCAAAGGTTTCGCGCAACGGGGTCAGCCTTTCCATAATCCCGCTGAACACCCCGGCAAAAAATGCCCTGATGGGATCCCAGTATTTCCAGATAAGAACGGCAGCTCCGGCAAGCGCAGCTACGATAAGACCAACCGGACTGAACAGCGCCCCGATAGCGCCTCCCAGTAAAGAAACGGAACCCGTCACCATTCCCCACAGCGCAGGCAAAACCCTGACGACATTCATTGACCGGGTAAGAATGTCAAAACCAAGACGCAGGGTGGCCAGCTTCCCGTAAAGCGCCCCAATAACCAGCGACAATGAGCCAATCGTTGCAGTCATTGCCAGCAACGCACCGCCTGCTATCAGTAGCTGGCGCGTCAGTACCGGATGGGCCTGCGCCAGCGAGGTGATTTTTTCAAGCACCCGCGTGAGCCACTGCGTGACAGAACGCAGCGGACCGTCAACCAGATCACTGATGCGAATACGAAGACCTTCCCATGCGCTGTCGAGATTTTTCAGGTCCCCATCAAGATTATCGGCCATTACTTTTGCAACGCGATCGGCCTCTCCCCTTGCCCCTGCAATTCTCTGGTCAGTTTTTGCAGCTCTCCTGAACCAGCCGCCGCAACAAGCGTCTGCAAACCAACGAACGCCTCTTCTCCGGCGATGTCCTTGAAGAAGGAGACCTGGTCCACCTGTCCGTATTTTTGTGTCGCCTTATAGAGATCAAGCAGCACATCCTCCATCGGGCGCATTTTGCCTCTGGCGTCAGCAACTGACACCCCAAGCTCTTTCAGCGCATCAGCCACAGCTTTTGGCGGTGATGCAAGGCGGGACAGACTTGCGCGCATGGCCGTACCAGCATCGCTTCCACGAAGACCATTATTGGCAAGCATCCCGGCCATGGCTGCCGCTTCTTCAAGACTGATACCAAGTTTTGCGGCAACCGGACCGGTATACTTCATGGTTTCGCCCAGCGCGCGTAAATCAGTATTGGTCCGGGTGAATGCCGCTGTCAGCGTATCGCCGACCCGGTCCATTTGATCGGCTGTCAGGTTGAACTGTGTGAGGATATTGGAGCCTATATCATCTGTCTCGCCGAGTTCGACGCCACCTGCCAGCGCCATATTAAGAACACCGGGCAATGCGGCCTGAATGGTCTGCGGAGTAAAACCAGCCATTGCCAGAAAGCTCTGCCCACTGGCGGCATCACTCGCAGTAAACTGTGTTTCAGAGCCAAGTTTTAACGCCTGCTCACGCAGCGCTTTAAACTGCGGGCTGTTTTTGTCTATTCGCGTCAGTGCCTGAACGCGGGACATCTCTTTGCCGAACCCGATCGCGGGCTGCAAAAAACGCCCGGCAGCATAGCCGCCCGCCGCTGCCGCCCCAATTGCCAGCGCACCACCTGTTTTCAGTTTTCCCGCTGTTTCCTGCGCGCGCGAATACCGCTCACGCGCCCGCGTTACACGCGCAAGCGCCTGCCGTTCGCGTTCAAGCTGGTTGTTGTACTGTTCGGTGCGTCTGATGGCCTGCTGGATGGTGTTATCGCTGCCTGTCAGGGAAATGCCGTGGCGTTTCAGCTCTCCGCCAAGCTCCCGCATTTTCTGAATTTCCCGTGTGCGCGATTCATTCAGGCGTTCAAGCCGGGTGCTTAACTGCTGCATCAGCTTTTGTTGTTTTTCGCTGAGCACTGTACCCGTGCGTTGTAACTGATTAAGGGCGTTAAGCTGGCGTCGTGCTTTCACGATGCCCGCATCCGCTTTACTGACAGCGTCACGGGCGCGCTCAAATGAACGCGCCTGACGCTCGAGATTTTTGATCGCCCCTGAGTTCGCTGGATGGAGTCACCAAACTGCCCCATCAGGCGGCGGGCGTTTTCGGCAGGCCGGGTCAGCCTGTCAACGGCGCTGAAAGCGACCCGGATATCAAGAGTCTTCATTATCTGCATTCCCGCTGCGAAGTGCCGCCCGCTCGCGCCAGCTAACCACTTCGCCGGGCGTCATCATGAAGATTTCGGCGGGCGACCAGTTAAAAATGGCGGCAATATCCGCCACCAGATCTTCGATGTGCTCAAAGCACACCAGGGTGATTACGCTGCCGTCTCCTGCACGCTCTTCGCGCCAGAGTCTGGCTCGCTCATAAAATTTACAGCCACAGCGCACAACTGAATAAAATCGCGTGACGACATTTTTTTAATCATCACTTCATCCAGTCGTGGCGAGGTCACGCGAGGCAACAGCGTAAACATGGTATCCGCTTTCAGATTCAGCACATCAGACAGCGACAGACCACGCAGGGATCCACCCTGCTCAATAGCCCCGGTGATCTCCACATACGTGATTTTTTCGCCACCACGCTCAATTGGTCGGGTCAGTTTTACGCCACGTTCGACAGCCATATCCTCACCTGCCGTCACATCATCCGCCACGGTGTTATTCCGGGTTTCAGTATCGATGTCTTTCATTAGTTGTCTCCTTTTCAGTCAGAGGCGACGCACTGCGCCGCCTGCATATTACTTATCAGCCAAGCCCAAGCGCGGAACGGATACGGTCAGGCACAATGTCCTTGCCGTCCTTCCGGTAGATGTGGTTCAACAGGTCGATTTCCCACAGCGGGCGATCGTTAACGCTCAGCTTGTAGTAGGTGTTTTTGACAGCGTAAGTGTGTGATGTGGCTTCGCCCTGTTTGGCTTCCCCATATCAATTTCCGTCACACGCCCGCGCATCTCGATTTCATACAGATCGCTTTCTGCATCGGTGTAGTATTCACCCGCAAAACGCAGCAGCGTGCCGTCAATCGTGCCGCCATATTTAAGGAACAGCGCACGAACAGCTCCCCCATGACAAAACTCGCATCAAGCGCGGAGTCGTCCAGACCGAGATCAATACTTACCGCCCCATCATGCCACCACCACGATAGCTGTCGGTTTTGCGCGTCAGTTTGGGCGGCGTGACGGATGTCACTTTGCCCACTTCGTTTTCACCATCCACAAACAACGTAAAAAAGCGAAGATGTTTTGGTACAGCCATCAGGCACCTCCCAGCACCGCAAATGCGGGACCAAAGAATTCATCAGTAAACGTCTGGTAAAGCTCCATGTCTTCCAGTGGCGGAACGGGCGTATATTTGTAGCGAATACGCACACGTCCCTGACGTAAATCCGTGGTGCCGTTATCCACCACGTCATACCAGCACTCCGCACCAATCAGTTTCCCGGCAGTAACCAGCGAATCCAGTTTTGCCCTGATGGCGCTGATAACATCCTTCACGTTCGCAGGTGTCAGTGGACTGTCGATGGTTTCAAACTGCGCTTCCGCAATTGAATCAGCCAGCACCTGTGCGGTTCGGGTATACACCTCAAAGATGTAGGCGTTCGTTTCCGGTGTGCGGTTGCCCCAGAAGCGGAACCCGTTGCGGCGAATGATGGTGGTGATTTCCTTGTTGTTGAGGCTGTTGGCGTCACTGTCCTCGGCCTGTAACGACCAGAAAACATGTTTTGACATGCCCAGGACATTTTTAACCGGAACATTGGACAGCGATTTGTGCCAGCCCTGCTCATGGTCAATATACGCACGAAGGCCGCACGCATAAGCAGGCGCGGGGAACGTTTCGTTTTTACCACTTTTCGGGTTGTAAGCGATAAAATCCGGCCACAGAAGCATCACCTCACGTTCGTTGAATTTCTGGCGGTAGGTAATCGCCTCAGCCATCGTGTTACAGCCGTGACATGAGGCATACACAAACGCGCGCAGTTTACCCGCAATCACGCACAGGGATTTTGTTACCGCCTCCGTGTCCAGCTCCGGCGCGGCCAGAATACGCGGACGGTATCCGATGCTTTCATCCTGCTCTGCAACAAGCAGCGCATACATCCCCGTATAGCTGCCGTCATCCTCAGAACCACCGATAACCAGTTGATCCTGCGTCTTTCCGTCTTCTTCTTTGTGTTCAGCCACGCGAACGACGATCACCTTTGTGCTCACCTGGTCTGCGATGGCCTTAAGCGCACGATAAAGCGTCCCCGTTGTCCCGCATTTTCCCAGCACGTCATTGACGCGGGTCAGCAGTGTGGGCTTGTTCAGCGGGAACAGCTTCGCGTCCGCATCATCCGCCGTTGCCACGATACCGATAATGCTGGAATCAACATCGTTAATCGCTGTTACCAGGTCGGTATTTGCCGTAACACGGGCACCATGAAAACGAGTTTCACTCATAGCTTCAGCCCTTGTATCCGTTAAATGATTCGGCAACAATCATCACCCACCACGCGCGTAATCTCACCCCTGCGCCGTTCTCCCGCCACGGCGACAACAAAAAGCAGTAACCCCCTCCGCACGCACATGCGACCATGCCGCACAGGGAGGGAACAGATGACCGACACCACCATGCAATTGCTCAGTCAGGGCACAGACCCCGTGAAAATGCCGGATTTTGATATTCTCGCGGAGGGTAAAGCGCTGTCAGGCGTGGCAGAGCGCCTGATGAGCCTGTCACTGACCGACAACCGGGGATTTGAGGCGGACCAGCTCACCATCACGCTGGATGATGCGGATGGTCAGTTGCAGCTACCGCCACGGGGCGCGCGCCTGACGGTTCTCATTGGCTGGAAAGGAGAACCGCTGACAGAAAAAGGCACTTACATTGTTGATGAAATCGCTCACGAATGACCGCCGGACAGGCTGACTGTTTCAGCCAGAAGCGCAGATTTTCGGGATGAATTTAACGTTAAACATGAAGTATCCTGGCATGATGTGACCGTTGAGCGCGTGGTATCTGCCATCGCTCATCGGTACGGTCTGAAACCGCAAATCAGCGAAATGCTGATGGAGATCGAAATCGACCACGCCGACCAGACCGAAGAAAGCGACATGTCCTTCCTTACGCGCATGGCGGAAATGCTGGGCGCAATCACCACGGTAAAAAGCGGCAATCTGTTATTCATCATGCCAGGTGGTGGCGTGAACGCACAGGGCCAGCCGTTGCCATCGTTCGCCATCACACGCAGCAGCGGCGATCGCCATCAGTTCCGCATTGCTGACCGCGAGGCGTATACGGGGGTGCGCGCCTACTGGCTTGATCTTAACTATGGGAAAAAGAAAAAAGTCAGCGTGAAACGCCGCAAACCACCCAAACCGAAAAAGGAGAAAAGCAGCAGCCGTGAAGGTGATTATATGGAAGGCGCGGAAGGCAATGTGTTTGTGTTACGCAAGACTTATCAGAACGAGCAGGCAGCAAGACGCGCAGCGGCGGCAAAGTGGCAGCAGCTACAACGCGGAGCCGCAGCGTTCTCCATCACACTGGCACGTGGACGCGCAGAACTCTACCCCGAAATGCATGGCACGGTAACAGGATTTAAAAGCGAGATTGATAATCAGGACTGGATTATTGCGAAAGTCGAGCACACCATTGATAACAGCGGCTTTACCACGCAGCTTGAGCTTGAGGCAAAAATCCCGGAATGGATAGCGGAAACAGAGTGAGCAACTTAGAATAGCGGCAGCACCACGTTAAGGGAGGTCGCTATGTTCCGTTGTCCGCTTTGTGGCGCATCTGCCCGTATCCGCACCAGTCGTCCGGAAAATGATTCAAACACCGTGCGGCAAAAGTATTACCAGTGTAACAACTTGGAATGCGGCGTATGCTTCTCAACACTGGAAGCTTTCCATAAATTCACATCGAAACATGCCTCCGGCGTTCACTCTTCAGAAGGTATCCCGTGGCATGAACTGCCAGCTTCACACAGGGGAAACAATCAGATGAGTTTGCCTTTACCTCAGAATTAACAGGCAGAATTGCCGGAGTAACAAAAAAGCGATAGATTACGCGCGGGTGCCTTTCGGCTGATGGTCGGAGGGAATACCCGAAGGCCAGATGTGGAAAGGCCCCGGAAAACATTTTTGTTTAACCGAGGCCCTAACATATCTACCTTAAGCAAGTGATAGGTTAGCGCCTCTCCAACAAAGGAGCAAGCGCTATGTCGCAAAAATCGCTTACGGCCATCACGTTCTGCGTGACGGTAATCCTCATCATCTGGATGCTACACGGTTCGCTGTGTGAAATACGGATGAGCTTCTGGGGAGCGGAGTTTGCGGCGTTCTTACAGTGTAAGCAGTAAGGAAACCGCGACGGGGGAGCAATCCCCGTCAATCGGTTGCCAGGGTAAGGTCGATAAGGCACCCTATCTCACAGCTCTAAATGCAAAAATTCCATGAAACTGTGGGATTTTTGCATCACATACTGACGCAGCTCAGCCCTTCTATATGCCTCACTCTATACCAGCTAATCAATTGACACTTATCAATAAAAAAAATCTGATAAAATCAAAATGTTTTGTAACAAATATCAACTCGTATTAATCCAAAGGAGGCGGATTACATGGCATTAATCAAATGTCCTGAATGCCAGAAAGAGGTAAGCGATTCAGCATTGTATTGCCCTGCTTGTGGTAAACAACTACAAAAACTTAAGCGTTCATTTTTTGGACGGATCATTAAGTGGGTTTTTATATTATTTAATATTTTTATGACCTATACGCTTTTAGTTGGACTAGGAGGCACTAGTGAAATAATAAATAATGCCACATCCGATGCCGAAAAAGCCGGTGCAGTTATTGGTACAGGCTTAGGTTTAATTACCATTGGAAGCTTATGGGTTATTGGCGATATCATTATCGGAATTTTAGTATTTCTTACTAAACCAAAGGGATAATAAAATGAAAAATATAATTTTTTCTATAGGTGCATCATTTATATCAATTAGTGTACTGCCTGTTCACGCAGCAACTGAACATAAGAACTTCAATGCAGTACTCCAGTGCCGAGCAATAGAAAATAATAAAGACAGACTTTCTTGTTACGATAAGTCAATACAACCGACTCGAACGAAAGTTGCTGAAAAATTCGAAAGCAGAGATCAATGCCCTGATGAGAAAGATGATGATAGACGTTTATCTTGTTATGATCGTTTCTTTTCTCCAACATTTACTCCATCTGTAAACTCAAAATCTAAAACGGAAAAGCCAGTAACAACAGAGGCTCAGCAACCAAATTTTTCTGAGATATCTAAATGTCGTGCAGAAAATGATAAAGAAGCCAGACTAAACTGCTACGATAAACTATTCCCACAGGATAAAGCCGTTCAAGCTGAATCAAAATTAGAGAAAGCCACAGATGTAGGAAAATGGCACACATCCATTACTACATCGCCAATTGATGATTCGAAAAATGTAATTTTATCGTTAGAAAGTGATGATTATATCAGAACTCCATTTGGAGAAGCGGTTACTCCTACTCTGTTTATAGCTTGCCGAGAAAAGAAAACCGAAGTATTTCTTAGTTGGGATGTATATTTAGGCCTTGAACAAACCAGCATGCTTTATCGCCTTGATAAACAGAAAGCAGTTGAGCGAAACTGGCTAGTATCTACAGATACAAAGGCTGTTTTTTATAAAGGTAATGACATTGATTTCATCCGAAAACTAAATAGCTGCGCGGAATAGTAGATCACTTTGAGGGAACTTAGCCCGGATTGTGCGATCTGATCAATCGCCAAATCAAAACAAATCACCAACCGGACTGAGCAATGCCGATCATAGCACCAATTTCCCGTGACGAACGACGCCTGATGCAGAAAGCCATCCATAAAACACACGATAAAAATTATGCCCGCAGACTGACTGCCATGCTGATGCTGCACCGGGGCGACCGTGTCAGCGACGTTGCCAGAACGCTCTGCTGCGCCCGTTCCTCTGTTGGACGCTGGATTAACTGGTTCACGCAGTCGGGTGTTGAGGGACTGAAATCATTACCTGCCGGGCGTGCCCGTCGCTGGCCGTTTGAGCATATCTGCACACTGTTACGTGAGCTGGTAAAACATTCTCCCGGCGACTTTGTCTACCAGCGTTCACGCTGGAGTACAGAACTGCTGGCAATAAAAATCAATGAGATAACCGGTTGCCAGTTAAATGCCGGAACCGTTCGCCGCTGGTTGCCGTCTGCGGGGATTGTGTGGCGAAGGGCTGCGCCAACTCTGCGTATCCGTGACCCGCATAAAGATGAAAAGATGGCAGCAATCCATAAAGCACTGGACGAATGCAGCGCAGAGCATCCGGTCTTTTATGAAGATGAAGTGGATATCCATCTTCATCCCAAAATCGGTGCGGACTGGCAACTGCGCGGACAGCAAAAACGGGTGGTCACGCCGGGACAGAATGAAAAATATTATCTGGCCGGAGCGCTGCACAGCGGGACAGGTAAAGTCAGCTATGTGGGCGGCAACAGCAAAAGTTCGGCGCTGTTCATCAGCCTGCTGAAGCGGCTTAAAGCGACATACCGTCGGGCGAAAACCATCACGCTGATCGTGGACAACTACATTATCCACAAAAGCCGGGAAACACAGAGCTGGCTGAAGGAGAACCCGAAGTTCAGGGTCATTTATCAGCCGGTTTACTCGCCATGGGTGAATCATGTTGAACGGCTATGGCAGGCACTTCACGACACAATAACGCGTAATCATCAGTGCCGCTCAATGTGGCAACTGTTGAAAAAAGTTCGCCATTTTATGGAAACCGTCAGCCCATTCCCCGGAGGCAAACATGGACTGGCAAAAGTGTAGCGGTATTAAGCGCAGCTATTTAGCCAACTCAAGCAAAATGTATACAAAAATAACGCCTTATAATGAGAGCCCCGTAAGTGCAACTTTCAATTTAAACGGCCTGTCAAACGCGCTAAAACCGCTTCAAGCTGCTTGTAACTGGAAATAGTATTAAATCATGTGGCTTAGCCACAATCACAGATAACACAAAGCCCGTGAAAACGGGCTTTGTGTTATCTGTACTCGAAAATGTGGTCACTGCGTGGACACTCGCTGACATAAATCCTTTTACATCAATAAATTAAGTCATCATTTTTTTCATCAACAAGGATTTTCACGTTTGTGTTACCTGTATGAGACGAGAGTTAACCGGACAAGTGTGCCATAATCTCGCGGCCAGGCATACTTGCGAAGATTTCAGGTATAAGGATACGTAATGATACAACCTATTTCCGGCCCTCCTCCTGGGCAGCCACCAGGTCAGGGAGATAACCTGCCGTCTGGCGCGGGCAATCAGCCTTTATCCAGTCAGCAACGTACTTCGCTGGAAAGCTTAATGACGAAAGTGACCTCACTGACGCAACAACAAAGAGCAGAACTGTGGGCGGGTATCAGGCACGATATTGGTCTGTCGGGAGATTCACCGCTGCTTTCGCGTCACTTCCCTGCCGCTGAGCATAATCTGGCGCAACGTCTGCTGGCCGCGCAAAAAAGCCATTCTGCCCGCCAGCTTTTAGCGCAATTAGGGGAGTATTTACGTCTGGGGAATAATCGTCAGGCGGTCACGGATTATATCCGTCATAACTTTGGTCAGACGCCGCTGAATCAGCTCTCACCGGAGCAATTAAAAACCATTCTCACCCTGTTGCAGGAAGGGAAGATGGTTATTCCGCAACCACAGCAGCGCGAGGCGACCGACCGTCCTTTATTACCGGCGGAGCACAATGCGCTAAAACAGCTGGTGACCAAACTTGCGGCGGCAACGGGGAACCCAGCAAACAGATCTGGCAATCGATGCTGGAACTTTCCGGGGTGA